CCATAGAGCTGTTAAAAATTTGAACTGCTGTTCCAAACGATAAGTTAGTTCCAGATCGTGTGCCGACAGTTGCCATACCTTTTGCTGCACCCCCCACAGTCGCATTGTGTGCAATCACAAACCGACCCGTTTGATTAGGGTCAAACGAAATAGCATTTGCATCCATCTGCGCTCCACCATCTGCAAACTTAACAGTGGTTCCAAACGATATAGAAGTACCACTGACCGAACCTACAACGGCTCGTCCCTCGCCAGAGCCACTATCTCGATATGCGACAACAAATTTTGTTGAATCTGAGGGATCAAAAGCAACAGTATTTCTTTCGGCCCTGCCTGAAGAATAAGCTACTGCACTTGCAATTGGAGTTACCAAAGTTGATGCTGAGAATGTATTTGTCCCTGCAACAACCTCAACCTGACCATTGGCTTTAAGTATTACTGGCTTACCATTTGGCAATGTGCCTGACGCTACAAAGTCTGATGTGTTGCCGCCACCGCCTACTGGAAATAATTCGCTTAATGTAGTCATTATACGCTCCAGCCAATTGTGCTATTCACATACGTCATTACAATCTCCGCGAAATTCTTATCAAAGGTTAAGTTGGTTCCTGAACTGGCAATGTTGGAACCATTGCGAGCTACAGTAAACGTAGATGTTGCTGCCGCCCCTGTTCCGTCTTTAACAATGACATAGTTGCCAGCAGATGGGTTGGCTGGCAAGGTGATGGTAATGCCGCCTGCTGATGCAATATGAAAACTTGCATTAACTGCTGTCACGCTTGAACCTGTGACTGTGGGTGATGGGTATTTGTTAGCGTTGAAAGTTTCAATATCCACGCCAATTTCAAGACCTAGATTATCTCTTGCCGCGCTTGTCGAGCTAGCCCCTGTGCCACCATTTAAAACAGATAAGTCCGTACCCGACCAGTTTGAGTTATCAACTGTAGTCGCAACAGGTGCAATATCACTAAAAGATGAACCACCCCAAACTTGCATTTTGTTTGATGTGGCATTGAAATAAATTGCGCCAACAATTAAAGCATTGCCATCGTTATCGGTTGATGGAGGTGATGCCTTCGCTCCCAAATACCTGTCGTCAAATGAATCAAAAGAGGCAGCAGCAGATGTTGCAGAATTAGCCGATGATGTGGCAGACGTTGCAGCATTGCCAGCAGAAGTAGCAGCAGCAGCCGCACTTGTTGCCGCAGCAGCCGTAGAGCCAAATAGGGTATCTGTATACCCTTTAGTGGACGCATCTTGTGCTTGAGTTGGGTTAGCCACACCTGTTATTTTGTTTGCACCCATAGCCAAAACGCCAGACATTGTGCCGCCAGACTTGTCTAATTTTTGGGTATCTACTGAGTCTGCATAAGCCTTTGTTGCTGCGTCTGTGCCTGCTGATGGTGTACCAAGACCTGTGATCTTGTTTGTACCCATTGCGATAGCACCCGTCATTGTGCCGCCAGCTTTGGGTAGTTTTGTTGCAATGCTATTGGTTACAGTTGTTGAGAATGACGCATCATCACCCATTGCTGCGGCTAGCTCGTTAAGCGTGTCTAAGGCTGCTGGCGCGTTATCAATGACGTTAGCTATGGATGTGTCAACGTAAGCCTTAGTCGCTGCATCTGAGTTTTGGACGGGGTTAGATAGGCCAGTTATTGTGGCTGATGTGCCAGCGTCCATATCAAGCGAACCGCTAATGTTCACATGGTTAAACGCACTTGTGCCTGTTTGGGCTGTAACATTGCCTGTGACATTGCCTGTCACGTTACCTGTATGTACGCCTGCTGTGTTACCCGTCACGTTTCCTGTGACTGCGCCTGCAAGTGGCCCAACAAAGTTAGTAGCCGTGACTGTGGTTCCAACTACTGTGGAAGCCGCAGAAGCACCAATTTGTGCACCATCAACTGTACCGCCATTAATATCAACAGTAGCAGCCACCAGGCCAGTAAACGTACCGCCAGCAGGAGTAGCCGCACCAATAGCCACGTTATCAATAGTGCCTGAGTTTATATCAATGCCAGTAACGGGAGTGCTGCCACCTAGCAGATTATCTGTTTTTAACCAGTTTCCATTAAGCTTTGAACCCCACGTATCGTCACTTGCGCCCACTTCTGGGCTTACATAGCCATATACGGGTGTAGTTGAATCTGCCATTTTCTAAGTCCTTAGTAGCTATTAACTTTAATCGCAAGGCCAGAGCCACCCGATATTGCTTTAGTGCTGTCTTTGTTTAGATTATTAACAGCAGCGTTATACAAAGCCGCCCACACAGTAGTTCGTGCATCGTCTTTTAGATAAGGTGCTGTGTGAATGAGTGTGCCGTACAAATAAACATCGGGCGCATAGGTCAACAGCCAGTTTGTAGTGTTAGACGCACTCAAGCCTGGTGTTCTGCCTGTATATAAAATATCAGCAACATAAGGCCCATCGGGGCTAGGCTGCACCTCTAAACTATTGCCATTGATTGCGTAATTGGCTGGTATGCCTGTGGCATCGTTGTTTGTGGCGCGCAATACACCAAGCGCAGCAGATGATGTTAATTTAACTTCACTTGTGCCATTAGCCTGCAAGCTAATACGACCAGCTTCTAACCAATCTGTCGGCAGTGTGGTGTACTGACTTGAGATAGTAAGGGTTGATCGAATCTGCATACGCCAATGACGCACATCACGATTTAGATTAGATTCAGCAAGATCAATAAATGTATCAATAGATGATGTTAAATCATCACGATTTAGAAAGTCTGCGATTGAGGTTTTAAGTTCTGCATAGGTTGAAATAGCCATTAAATTAGTTCCAGTAATGATGCAGGGTTATTTATCTTTGTGTTTTTTGATTGCCCTATGTCGTAAATCCCACTTAAAAGACCTTTAATCATTTCGGGCGTTGCAAACTCAACATCACCAGTTTGCTCATTAACTCTAAATGGCAATATGTCTGCCCTGTCCCACCCTGTATCGTCTGAGAAATTGCTTTCAAATAATTTCTTGTTTTGTAGGTACTGCCTTTCTGCGCTGGTAAGGTAAGCGTCTGTATTGCCTTGCATATAAGATGATAGGTTAGATGGTTGGCCCGTTACGTTAGCTAGTAAGCCTGCGCTTGTTGTAGCTACTGGGTTAGAGGCTGTTAAATCACCTCTATTAGCCTTTCTTGGATCAAACTTGGCAGAAGTTGATCGCACTTGTTCTGGCTTCCAAGCTACTGCATTTTTAAAGCCGTCACCAAAATCAATAACAATTCCGTCATAACCTGTGACTTTAGCCAAACCTTCTCTAAATGCAGTAGCGTTACCATCAAATAAATCACCTTCAATAGCTGATAAATTTGAATTTGTATAAGTGTCTACCAACTTATCCATCATTTCATCGGTAGGCCCATCGTCCCAAAATTCAGAAAATTGATCGCCCATAGGGTTCATTTGTTCATCATCAAGGCCGCGCTTTAAAGCTGTTGAGTATTCTAAAAGTTCCCTAACATCATCAGAACTTAAATCTATTGGCAGATCATTAATGTTTGAAACTTTAGTTCCGTCAACAACAAGAGGGTTTTTTAGTGCAAGATGAGCTTTGATTATTCCTGCTGGCTGAACTTCGCCTGCTTTGTTTCTATTTAAGTTTGTTGCAAATGAACTTGCTTGACTTGGTGTTGTGCTAAAGTAAAACCCACTACCAAATTGATCGTTTCCTTTACCAGTAAAGCTAGGGTCAAAACCTGTTTTAGCAATATTTTCTAAATCATTAGTTCCATGATACCAATTTGTATTAGTATCAAATCCCATATCTTCTGCACGTTGCATCCTTGCAGGCGTAGACATATCCATTAGCCCACGAACAACTTTGTTAGCAGAACTAACTACACCAGCCTCGCTATCCTCACTACCCGTCATAGCTAGTAAACCGCCTGCCCCTGCTGCTGCTGTGGCTACTGGGTTAGAGGCTAATAGGTTAGATGATGAAGTTTTAGCAGGGTCAAATGCTGCGTCTACTGAGCGATATTGGCTTGGGTCAAATGCCACATAAGTATAATCACCTTTCCCATGAGGAAGTTTTAACCCATCGTAACCTTCTCTAATTAATTCATCTATTCCAAACTTATCGTATTCTTCCCATCCAGCAGGGTTTTTAATTCTGTGATACATTTCTTTTATTACGCCACTACCCTGTGCGCCTACATCACCAGATTCTATTTCAGCCTTATTAGTTGTTGACCAGAATTGAGTACCTATTGATCTGTCTGGGTCAAAAGCATCAAAATCATCTGCTGTGCCGTGATAAACTTTTTTATCAGTATCAAAACCCTGTTCTTTAGCCCTAGCCATGCGTGATGGTTTGTCCATATCAAGTAAGCCACGAACAACTTTGTTACCAACATTTAATAAACCCATTACTTAGCCATTCGCTTCTTAACGGCTGCTGACAGGTCTTTCTTGTGAAACAGGTCTTTACTGGTGCTAGTGTGCCTAGCCCCTGTCATTGCCATGCCATTGGTCTTGTGAGTAGCACCTTTGTATTCAGTGCCATTTTTTAGGTAATGCTTAACGCCTTTAGCCATTTCAATAGCCCGATCTAGTTGGCTTTTTTTTAGGCTTTTTAGCTGGTTTTTTCTTTGGCTTACTTTTCATCATAATGCACCTCCAAAATTGTTAGTTCATTATACCATATTATGCTAGTCCTTTAACATTCCGTTTTAATGCTCCCCTATGTTTTTTCTTAGAGCGTCCTAAATCCCCTGCTGCAAACGCTTGTGCCATTTGTCTAAGTGCGTCTGCGGCTTCACTGTGACCTTCACTTTTATCGGGTATATGCGACCAGCGTTGTTCACTGTTTGACCATTTGCGTCTGTAAGATTTAAGGTGATCTAGCCCTGCTGCACACTTTTCATCATCAATCCAAATATAAGGGAACATATCACTGGTCTGCTGTATTCCCCACAAAAGTTCTTGAATTCTTGGGACTATGCGCCAACTGACACCAGGCATTAATTTCTTTAACATATCCTTTGGACTTTTATTCTTTAATTCACCTTGCCGTTTATGGTCGGCATCGTGAGGCAAATGCATTTCGCTAAACACTAAGTCAAGGCTTTGTAACCACTTTACTGCGTGTGAATAGGGTTCATTCCATGCTTCATAAAAATGTATACACCTATACTCAAGACCCACTTTTTGAACAATCCATATTGCTGTTCCGTCTGACGCCCCAATATCAAAAAATCCCATGCAAGGGTGTGAAGCAACCACTGGCAACTTACCAATTCGACCATCCGATTTAGCCTCGTTAATTTCGCGTATCCAAAACGCACCATCTGGGTATTCAAGAAAGTCCCCCTCCCAAACATGACCATAAGTATCAGGTCTTTGTTCTAAATCTTCTAAGCGTTGATTTGTTAAAACTTTTGGCATCCAAGGATTATCTTTATATCCAATAGGCGTTATTTTGCATGAGTTAGGCTTGTTTAAACGGAACCTAACGTGTGTTGCAGAAGTCTTTGATTGAGGATTCCATATCACCCATAGTTCACTGTTTTCTTCTCGAATAGAGGGTAATAGCTTCATGTACGCCTCCTCACTGACTGTTTCCGCTTCGTCAATAAACGCTAACAGAATACGGGCTTTAGATTTAATACTGTCGATGTTGCGTGTTAATCCTGCAAAGCTATAACTAATACGCCCATCCTTACTGCGTATGTAATGATCGCCACAGTCATAATAATCGTTTAAAAATGGCACTGCCTGTATTGCGCTTTTAATTTCTGTAAATGATGATTCACTTAAACTGTTCATGTATTGACGCAAACAAAGTATCTGGCCTGACCTTCCACTCTTGCCAAACCTATATCCCCACACTGCGCTCATCAATGCAAAAGCCCTAGATTTGGCCCCACCCCTTCCACCAAACGCTGCGCGAACTCTTGCCTCTCCTTGGAATATTGGAACCAGTTTAGGTGGTAACTCTAGGTCAATTTCAGACATTAAAGATTCTCAAACTCTTTGGCGACCAGGTTAATCGTAGTCGGTGGCGTTAGAGAACCATCACTAGAGGTCTGGTCAACCTTGTCAGTGTAATTATGCTTGGTTAAAACTAACTTAGTTATAGCGGCATTAAAGTCGCCTGTAAGCCCTTTATCACTTAGTTCTATAAACTGTAATTGCATAATTCGGTCTAACATATCCGAAAACTCTTCTTTT